GGGAGGCGCGATTTATCTGTTGATAACGCTTCTCAATAAAGGTACAACCCTAGCTATGGCCACCCTGTAACCGCTGTAATCGCTTGGCATCACAAGGTTGTAACCTATTTTGTACGCAGCTGGTTACAATATGTCCATGGGTACAAATCCGATGCTGGTGACGCGGGCAGAGTGAACCTCCAGCAGTACGCCGATCACCGCAAGGCCCTGGGTCTGCGAGGGGCCACCCATGTATCGGTGCTCAGGGCGATTAAGAATGGTCGGCTGCAATCTCCAGCGGTTGAGCGTCAAGGGAAGGGTTGGGAGATTGACCCGGCTCTTGCTGATAAGCAGTGGGCCCAGGCCACCGACCCGGCGCCCCGTGGGACCAATGCCAGCCAAGGCCAAAAGCTCAGCCCGAAAGCTGCCACGCCGGAAGGTCAGCCGCCCACGGCCAAACAAGATCAGCAGCTAGCAAAGCCCAGGCCGTCGCCTAAGCCAAAGGCGGAAACACTGGCGGACCCTGCCGATCCCATCGACGGACTGGACGACGATCCAGACACAGAGGAAGCGGACTTCAACAAGGAGCGGGCGTTGCACGAACGCGAGAAGCGTTTGATTGCTCGAATGGATCGAATGGAAAAAGCAAAAGAGCTAGCTTATATTGAAGACATGGAAATAGCCTATAACGCCGTCCTGCTGCAATTAACCACCCTAGCAAGCTCAGCCCATAAGCGAATTAAGGCAATGATCCCCCATCTTACCCACCAAGAGCTAAGCGAAATTGAAAGGATTATATCCGAGATTTTTGAGTCTGTATCTTCCAACGAGTTTGAAGAGCTACCGGAATGATTGATCGCAATATCCGAAAGATGGCCAAACGGCTTGCCGCCATGGTAAAGCCTAAACCGTTTATGACAATGCTGGATTATAGTAATACTCATTATTATGTTACAAGCGCAACTGATGGCCGGCAAAAGTGGAGAACTAGGCCATATCAAGAGGATTGGTTTCTGGCGCCAACTGACCCAGAGGTTGAGTGCATGGTTTGCCAGAAGCCGTCGCGGGTTGGCTGGTCGGAGTACGTGAAAGCAGTAATCGTGTTTTTCTCGGACTGGCGCCGATCTAAGATTATGCTAGTGCAGCCTACAGACTCTGAAGTACAGAAATACAGCACCGAAGATATAGACTCAATGTTTGACGATAACCATGGAATACCCAGGTTAAAGGGACAATTAAATAACAAAAAAACAAAAGGAGCGTTAAAGAATAGCTACGATTTTAAGCAGCTTGTTAATGGTGCTTTGATCCACTTGGTAAGCGCTGCAACGCCCCGGTCTGGTCGTCGGGTGGAGCGAAGCCCAATCCTGTTTGAAGAGCCGGCCACCTACGACAGCCCCGAAGGTGACACCATTGGAAACCTGTTCCAGCGAGCCGGTAACATCTGGGACCCGTTTTTTACGATTGGTGGCACGCCGATATACCCTAACGATTACATGGAGCAAGCCTTTAAGAAAGGCGATCAACAATATAGATATTATCCATGCCCACACTGTAATCACTATCAACAACTGCGCTGGGAGAATTTCATAAAGGACGGCCCTGATGAGGGGCGGATTCGTTGCGAGCATTGCGAAACCCCAATCGACTACAGCAACCTGTACTCGATGGACAAGGCTGCTGGCTGGGCCTGCCCGCTGGGCTTGGATCGCAGCAAGCAGGTATTGCGTAACGGTGTGCCGATCTGGCGATCACAGCAGGTGGGCCCTGGCATGAGCTACCACCGGGCGGCCATGTGGCCCGAGCTGGTGGCCCGGCATCGGGTGGCGCTGGAGCAGATGAAAATGGGCAACGTGGCGCCCATGCAAACATTTCATAATACAGATTTAGGGGTGCCATGGGCTGATGAAATCACCAGCAAACTTACCGGCGATGGCCTAGCCGAGCGGCGAAAAAATGTAGGCTTCGGCAATAACTACCCATGGGACGGCGAGGAGTGGGACATTCCAACCGGGGTACTGCTGCTGACCGATGGGGTGGACGTGCAGGGCGGCGGCGGCACCGTGGGTGAGCGGCTGGTCTACACCCTCTGGGGTTGGGGGACCGGCGAGGAAGGGTGGCACATTGCCCACTTCGAGATCGAGGGGGACCCCCAGCAGCCGCAGGTATGGGAGCAGCTAGATCTTATGAGCGAGAAACGCTGGCGCCGGCAGGACGGGGGAGAGATGCGCGTCACTTTGGGCTGTGTTGACCACGGCGGCAGGTCAAGCAAGGCCGTTGCTGATTTCTGCGCAACCAGATCAAGCCGATGGCTTGCAACAAAGGGCTCTGGTTTCAAGGGCTTGCCAATTGTTGAGCGTGGCAAGGCGGTTGCCGTCAATAAAAAAAATCAGATGATAACAAAACGCGGGCCTAAGGTTTACATCATTGGCTACGGAGCTAGCGTTGATCACCTCAGGACCATGTTGCGGGTTGAGCAACCAGGGCCTCGATACCTGCATTTTGGGCAGGCTTCCACAGATCAGTTTCTTCGGGAGCTGTTCCCTTGGGTGTACGTCCCGAAAAACCGGGCACGCACTGACTACCATTGGATCCTGCCCCCAGGCTCCCAAGACGAAGGCGGCGACTGCACGCGGATGGCCTATGTGGGATTGCTGCTGGTTTCTCGCCGTTACGCAGCAGGCACCATGTGGGCCCAACTCGCCCGCACCCTGGGCACCCAGGCGCCGGGGACAGGAGGGGGAGGGGGCTCTGCTGTCTCCGATGGCAAAATTAGCCTTGCCGGCTGGAATTGATAGGCCACGGTTGCTATACTGGGCCCATGGCAGGTATCACACTTTCACAAGCACAGGAGCAGCTAGACGCCCACCTAGAGGCCGTCAAGCAGATTTTGGGTCAGCAAGAGGTGACCGTAGGCGACGACAAACTGCGCCGGGCGTCATTGATTGACGTGCAAGCCGGTATCAAGTTTTGGGACGAACAGGTGACAAGGCTTTCAATGCGTGCAAGCGGCCGGTCCCGTACGCGTTCAATCGTTCCCGGCTGGTGACATGAGCAAGAAAAACAACCAACAAAAAACGGTTAAGGCTCAATCCAAGGTTGCAGCAAAAACAATAACCAGCCAAGCCGGCAACATTTTTGGCGCTTACCACAGCGCTGATCCGGCCGACTATGGCATTATCAACAACATCGGTAATTCTGCCAGGTTTGCAGCCTGGAACCCAGGCCAGGCTGACGCCGACAGCGACACAATTCCAGGGCTTGACGAGCTGCGTGGACTGTGCCGCGATGCAGAGCGCAATCAACCAATTGCCACTGGGGCGGTTGAAAATTTAGTAACTTACACAATTGGCACGGGGTTAACGCTTCAGAGTGCTATTAATGCAGAATACTTAGGGTTAAGCGACAAAGAAGCCCGTGCGTACCAGTCAGAGTTTGAGCTTTACTTTAATACTTGGGCCAGCTCTAAGTTTGCAGATTATTCCAATAAACAGAATTTTTACGATATTCAAGACTTAACAGAGCGTGCTGAGTTGGTTTCGGGCGATGCTTTTGTAGCGCTTGTTCAGCCAAAACGAGTGCCCACAGGATGGCCTTATCGCATTGCACTGCAGGTAATTGAAGCCGACAGAGTATGCAATAAAAACAGAGTAGCAGACACAAATGAATGCACGCAAGGAATTGAAAAAATAGACGACGTTCCAGTAGCTGCTTGGATTGCCAATTGCCATCCACGCCGAACGCTGACCTACAAGCCTGGTGGCATCAAGTGGACTAGGGTTGAGTTCTTCACTCCTGCGACTGGACGCCACAATTTATTGCACTTATGGCGCATGAAGCGTCCACAGCAAACCCGTGGCATTCCCTGGCTAGCGCCAGTGCTCGGCAAGCTAAAACAGGCCGATCGCTACAGCAATGCAGAGCTAGACGCTGCGGTGAATGCGGCAATTAATACCATTTTCATGACTATGGATCATGAATCTTTTACCGACCTGCTAGACCAAGACTCCAAAGAGAAGTATATACAAAAAGCTTTAGGGTTTGATCGAGTCCTGGAGTCCGCAACGGGAAAGGTCGTAAACCTATTTCCAGGTGAAACAATTGAAACCCCTGCACCAGGCCGGCCCAATCCGTCGTTCACACAATTCTTTGATGCCGTAACAGGCGAAGTGGCCGTGGGGTTGAACCTGCCCAGGGAAGTGGTCATGAAAGTTTTCAAGGCCAGCTACTCGGCATCGCGGGCGGCCCTGATGGATGCCTGGAAAACCTATCAAGTGCGGCGGTTCAGGAAAGCATTTAACTTTTGTCAACCGATCTACGAAGAGATCCTGGCCGATGCCGTGGCGCTGGGCCGGTTCAACCTGCCGGGCTTCCTGACCGATCCGATTGCCCGTGCTGCGTGGTGTGGTTCTAAGTGGTCTGGCGACGGCATGATGGCCCTTGACCCGCTCAAGGAAGCAAGCGCAGCAGCTAAGCGAATTGAGACAGGTATCACAACACTGCCAGCCGAGACCATTGCCTATGACGGCGGAGACTGGGAGGCTAATCACAAGGTTTCAGCGAAAGTCCAAGCCGAACGACTGAAGGATGGCCTAGTGGCTCCGCTGGCGGCTTCAATGGCCAACGGCGAGCTGTCCAAGGACCCCGACTATTCTGAAGATCCCGAAGACCTCGAAGGCGACGATGATGACGATGATGACGAGTCAACCGAAGACCGACAATGAGCATTCTTGACCTGCTGGGCCGGCCCTGGGCAATAGAGCCCGATCGGCTAATCCAGCTGCACGAAATTTACGCGGCGCGGCTGCGCGGAGAACAAGACCTGGAGGCGATAGAAGCGGCAATGGGTCGGCAACTGCAGAAGCCTCCTCAGGGCTACGAGGTGCTGCCTGGTGGCGTTGCGGTGATCCCGTTGATGGGCGTGATGGCCCCGCGGATGAACATGCTCACGGCTGTATCGGGGGGGGCCTCCGCAGAGCTGCTGGTGCGTGATTTGAAGGCGGCAAAGGCTGACCCAGCCGTCCGAGCGGTTTTGGTGCGGGTGGACTCTCCTGGCGGGGCAGTTGCTGGCACACAATCAGCAGCAGCTGCCCTGCTGGCGCTGCGCGGTGTCAAGCCGACAGCAACCCTGGCCGAAGGGACCATGGCCAGCGCCGCTGTCTGGTTTGGTTCTGCCGCCGATCGCACATACCTCTCCTCTGGTGTTGACGTGGCCGGATCGGTTGGTGTGGTCGGGACCCATGTGGACACTTCGCAGCAGCAAAAGGCGGCCGGCGTGGTGCGAACCGAGATCGTTGCTGGCAGCTACAAGCGAATTGCGAGCGAAAATGGCCCATTGACCGAGCCGGGGCGCGAATACATGCAAAGCCAGGTCGATTATTTCTACAGCCTTTTTGTCCAGGATCTGGCGATGCACAAGGGGCTAAGCACCGAACAGGTTTTGGAACAAATGGCAGACGGCCGTATCTTTATTGGCCAGCAAGCCGTAGACGTGGGGCTGGTAGACGGGATTGCTAGTATGGATGCAGTTGTTGCCGAGCTAATTGCTCGGGCTGACTCGGCTACCGGGTCGCTCCCCATCCTGTCCCAAGCACCCAAAATGTCTGAACAGATCACTCCCACAACTGCCGCAGAGCTGGCCACGGCATTCCCTGCCGCCGCTGCTGCTCTCAAGACCGAGGCTATTGCCGAGGGTTATTCAGCGGGCCACGCCGCTGGCCATTCTGAAGGCTTGATTGCTGGTGCCGCTGCCGAATGCGCCCGAATCCAGGCCGTACGGGCGCAATCGCTCTCCGGCCATGAGGCCTTGATTGAGCGCCTAGCCAATGATGGCCGCACTACCGGGCCAGAGGCCGCTATGGCCGTCAACGCTGCCGAGCGTCAGCGACAGGCCACGGTTGGCAGTTCCAGACTTGAAGGCGTGCAGTCGGCAATCCCGCAGGCGGGGGCCCCCGAAGGGTCAGAGTCCGAGACCGTCAAAGCGGTCGAGCCTGACCCCGTGGCGGTCGGGAAACTAGCGCAAGAGCTGATCGCTGACGCGAGTGCGCAGGGGCGCAAGCTGGAGCCCATGGCGGCCTTCCTGAAGGCACGCGAATCCCTGAAAACCACTAACTGAGGACGATCCCATGCCTTTAAGGAATCCTGGCCTTCCCAAGACCTTTACCGCTGGCTCCGACATTGGCGCCAATGGTCGTTTTGTCAAATTCGGCTCTGATGACCAAACCGTGGTTGTCGCCACTGCCGCGTCTGATGCAATCATTGGCGTCTCTGACGTGCTTGCCGTTGCGTCTGGCGAGCGAGTTGACGTGTTTATGAATGGAATCGCAACTATTACTTACGGCGGAACCGTTACCCGTGGGGCGTTGTTGATTTCAGACTCAACTGGACGCGGTATTGCCGCAACCGCAACTGCTGGCACCAACGTCCGAACTGGCGGCATTGCAATGGAGAGCGGGGTCGTCGGCGATGCCAGCGGTTCTGTGAACATCGTACCTGGATCGTTCCAGGGCTGATCAATTTCTATCGACCTAAACCCACTATCCCCGGAATGATCCAATGTCTAACATGAATTTTCCTTTTGTAGTATCTCCTTACTACACTGGAATTACTCTCAGTGTTCCACCTGGCAAGATGATTGCCGACCTTGTGCTCCCTCGCGTTCCTGTTGGGGGTCGCGAGTTTAAGTATCAAGTCATCAACAGCAGTGATTTTTACATTCTCCCCGACACTCGGGTTGGGCGTAAAGGTATCCCTAACCAGGTCGAATTCGGCGCAACCGAAGAAGGGTCTTTCGTGTTTGACGATGGGCTCCTGGATCTTGTGCCTCAAGCTGACATTGATGCTGCAAACTCCAATATGCACAAGTGGGACCCGGTTGCCCAGGCCACTATTAACACTACTCGACTTTTAGATAAATCACGCGAAAAGCGTGTCGCTGATTTAGTCTTTAATACCTCTAGCTATACTGCCGCAAATCGCGTAACGTTAAGCGGTAGTGATCAATGGTCCGACGCAACATCGGATCCTATTGATGCAATCTTGGCAAAGTTTGACGGCATGTTGATTAGGCCAAATAAGGGCATTTTTGGGCGGCTTGGTTGGAGCAAGTTTAGGCTTCATCCCAAGGTCACATCTCGTTTAGGTAGCGCTTTGTACGGCAACACTTCGACGACCAACGCTGCCGCTCCCCCCGCCAGTTTGCAGGCTGTTGCAGACCTACTGGAGCTTGATGAAATCCTTGTTGGCGAGGATTGGGTGAATACTGCCAAGAAGGGTCAAACTCCTGTTATGACTCGCGTATGGGGCAAGCACGCTGCTTTTATTCACCAAGAGCCCGTGGTGTCTACCACCGAAGGTATTGCGACCTTTGGCTATACCGCTGAATATGGCAACCGCCGGACCTACACCACCCCAATGGCGCCTGGTACCCTGGGCGTTGATGGCGGTCAATCGGTTGTTGTGGGCGAAAGCCTCCGCGAGGTTCTGACCGCTCAAGACTGCGGCTTCCTGTTCTCCAACATTATTGCCTAATGGAATCCTCTTACAAGCTGGTCAATGGCCCCCTCAGCCATGATGGGGTCCTCTATGAAGGTGATGACAAGTTACCCGCTCTCACAGAAGAGCAGGCAGCCCCATTGCTTGCCATTGGGGTGATCGAGCCCATCAAGAAAACTCCGGCACCCAAAGCCTGATCGTGCCACTCATCAGCGCTACCGATCTACAGGGAATGCTTGAGGCGGTTGGTGGCGTCCCCATTACGGCGGGCGCCATTTCTGGTGTTGGAGTGTACAAGAAAAACCATAAAATCATTTTTGATGAAGACGCGGTAATCCTTGAGCATTCACTTAGGGCCAGAAGCGATCAGTTTGGCCACCTTAAATACGGTGACTCTTTGGTAGTTTTTGACGCAAACGCAGCCAATGGGGTTTTTTTTAAGGTCAAACAAGAGCCAATGCAAATCAACAGCGGGCAGGATTGCATTATTGAGTTAGCCCGCACCACAGCCATAGCCATCCCCCTAGTATCCCGCCTCCTCCGCACTGGCTCCGGCCAGTTGCTGGTTACCGGCTCCGGCCGTTCGCTGCAAACCCAGCCGTCCTAAGCCATGACCCAAACACCGCTACCGCTCACGATTTCCCAACTGCCGGACCTAGGCAGCGTTCAGGGCAGCGATCGCCTGGTGTTGGACCGCATCGGCGCGGCGGTAACGGCCGGGGCGTTTGTTGTTGGGCAAGCGTATCAAATTATCAGCGTAGGCAATACCTCTTTCACAGCAATTGGCGCCGAATCAAATACAGTTGGTGCTTATTTTGTAGCCACTGGTGCGGGCACTGGCACCGGCACGGCGGGGCCGATCAATACCGGGGATGCGCCGCTGTCGGCGGTGGTGGCGTTAGCGGCGGCCGCTGCCCCTGTGCAGTCGGTTGCGCTGTCGGTTCCTAGTGGTTGGAGTACCAGCACTACCAACACGGGTGGCGGTGTCACCCTCACCTTGGGGCTGCCGTCAGGATTCAGCCTGCCGAGCAACGCGATCCAGGCGACATGGACGACAGGGGCGGCGCTGGCCGGCACGGCGGTTCAGGAGGGTGATATACGGCTGACCGACTCCCGCGAATGGAGCGCCGCCACCGTCAGCCAGTCCGCAGCCGAGGCAGGCACCAGCACAACCAGGGTGGCCTACAACCCCTTGCGGATGTTCCAGGGCATCGCTGCATGGTGGGCCGCGTCGGAATTTAAGGCCAAGCTCGATGGGATCGCGGCCGGCGCCACGGCCAACGCCACGGATGCACAGCTCCGCGATCGATCCAGCCACACCGGCACGCAGGCGCTCAGCACGATTTCTGGCCTGGGTACCGGAATACCCACAGCCCTAGCAATCAACGTCGGCACCGTTGGGGCCCCAGTGATCCTGGGCGGCGCGGGCGGCACCCCATCAGCCCTGGCCCTGCCCAATGCCACTGGACTGCCGTTGACCACTGGCGTAACAGGCATTCTCCCGATTTCCAACGGCGGCACGGGCACCGCCACCCCTGGACTGGTGGCAGGCACACACGTGAGCATTGCCGGCACCTGGCCCAACCAAACAATCAGCGTCACGGGCGGCCATGGCGGCTCCGATGGCGGCACTGTTACCAGTGTTGGGCTGAGCTTGCCGGCCCTGTTCACTGTTACCGGGTCGCCCGTCACCACGTCGGGCACCCTGACCGCCACGCTGGTGGCCCAGTCTGCAAACCTGGTGTTAGCCGGTCCCGCGACCGGTACAGCAGCAGCCCCAGCGTTTCGGTCCCTGGTGGCTGACGACATTCCGACGATCCCAACGGGCAAGGTTTCGGGGCTCGGCACCCTGGCTACCCAATCGGGCACATTCAGCGGCACCAGCAGCGGCACCAACACAGGAGACCAAGACCTATCGGGGCTGGCGGCCAGAGCCAACAACCTGAGCGACCTGGCCAACACAACAACCGCGAGGGCTAACCTGGGCGCTGCTGCTGCCGCTGACGCTGTGACCGCTGTCACCCACGGGTCTAACGCCAGCACAGCTCGGCCGTCAGGAGTGGCAGCGGTCTACTGGATTGGGACCGTAGAGCCTGTTAATGCTGTGAACGGCGATCTCTGGATAGGTGGCATCTGATGGGGCTAAAAGTAAAGGAAGCTGGCGTTTTCGTTGATGTTGGCAGTGGCGGCGGAACTACTCCCGTACCCGTAGACGACTGGGTGCGGCCGATCGCCTGGCCGACCACGCCAACGGTTTTGGCCAGTGAGCAAAAAATTGTCGGCATTTATGCTGTCTGGCCCGGTGATGGCACGGGAACTGGCGGGAACTTTTTTGCATTTAATGCACAAGGCGCATATACGATAAACTTTGGCGATGGCACCACTACAAATTTTGCAAGTAATACGCAGGCAAACTATGAATTTGATTTTAACAATGCGGCATTGGCGGGAACTGACAAGCCGGTAACTTTCACAGCAGCCACCAACACGATAAACTTTACTGGCCATGGATTTCCCGCTGGAGCTATAACACAATTTTACAATATAGTTTCAACAACTGGGGTTGTAAAAAATCGCCGCTATTATGTTGTCAATCCATCCGCTAATTCATTTCAGGTATCAGCTACATTAGGGGGTAGCCCTATTGCTTTGACCAATGACGGTAGCGCCACATTGTTGCCGTATAAAGTGGCGGTTGTCACTATCACCCCTCAAGCTGGCCAGAATTTAACAGTTGTAAATTTTCAGGCAAAAAATCCTACAACTAATCTTCAAAGTTATACTACTGGCTGGCTTGAGCTTGCTATTTCTGTTCCTAATGTTACTGGCAGCAGTTTTGTGCTAGGGGGAACTGCTGTGGGCCACCGACTTGCGCAGCGTGTAAACGTTATTGCTTGCGGCGCTTTGTCAACTATGGCAAATATGTATAATGGTTTTATTGCTTTAGCTAGCGTTGCCCCGTTTCCAAGCTCAATATCTGGCGTTACAACAATGGCCAGCAAATATCAGAACTGTGCTGGATTAAAGCGCTTTCCCCCTTATACGGGTTCGGCTGCATCACTGACTACAACTGCGTTGAAATACTCAGGCTGTCAGTCCGGCGAAGATTTTCCGACACTTCCGGTTTCAACTGCTGCATTGTTAAACACGTCTTCAATGTATCTGAATTGCCAGTCGGCAAGAGAGCTGCCCGACCTCCCGACAACTGCGCAAATTACAAATCTCAGCAGCATGTATGGCGGTTGCATTTTGCTTCAGGTGCTGCCAGTTCATAATATGTCTGGTGTAAGCAGCTCTAGCAATGCCAATAATTTTGTAGATGGCTGCGTATCGCTAAGCCGTGCCGCTATCTCTGGTATGCGGTTTTCGTTTAATATATCAAGCCGCAAACTTTCGGCAGTAGCGTTAAATGAAGTTTTCACAGGACTGCCGACCGTGACAGGCCAAACTATCACTGTGACGGGCAATTACGGAATCAATCAAGCGGGCTATAATGCGTCCATTGCTACAGCCAAGGGCTGGACGGTGACAGCATGACCAACACAGCGGGATTCTACAAATTTACAGCCAACGAACTGAGGTACGCTCCTACCTCAGTACATGCTCCCAACTTTACTTTAATTGCAGCTGATCACGCCAGCTACACTTATCCAGTCGAAGGATGGCACTACTTTGATTCTTATGAAGCTGCTGAGAGTTACTTTGAGCTGAACGGCGCTAGCAACACGGACTGGCCAGGATTCCGGCAGGCGATCTTGACTGAAAACGGGTACTTGGCCGCAATGGCACGCGCCCGAGACTC